CATGACCAGGATCAGTTATATCATGGTTGTGGGACTAGGCATTTGCCCTTCACTTAAAGTAATACTATTATTATTATTTGTATCACCTTTGGTTGCTGTTGATGCTGCAGCACTACTACCTACACCTAATACAAATTTGTCTCTTAGATCAGGTCTACCATCTTGACCATCACAGATTCTCCAATTAGTTAATTCTTCTGCTTGGGCAACAGTACCAGACCACATTATGATACCACCTATTGGCACAAACGAGTTAACTAAGTTAGAAGACAGTTGACTAGCTTCTAACTCATTATCTGCTATTGCTTCTTTTGGTAATTTATACACCTTCCTTCAAGTTGTTTATTTCTATTTATCCTTTTTATCAAATATAAAAGGACCGTTCTCAGATCCCCAAACTTGTTTACCATTTTTATCAATACCACCATCAATAACCACGTAGTAATTAGGTCCTAACTCTACTCTACTAACAAGTTCAGCACCCTTTACCATAACACCAGGTTTATTGACTCCTCTATAAACGTTTCCCATCTTCTGAAAGATTAAATCATTAACAGGATTCTGTACTAAGATAACATCACCTTTAGGAACTATGACAATATCTTTTGATCTATATGGTTCTTCCTCATGACTATATCTTTGCTCACAATGAAAAGAAAACTCACCAGTTCTCTGATGAGATAAAAATATATGGGCAAACGATGTAGGGTTTGAAGATGCTTGTGCCCAGTTGTCATACTCACCCTCAAACCATTCTATAAATTCCACTAGAATATAAACGTAACAATAAAAGCATAACCTATCAGGAGAGCACACATACCACTCAGTACCTTATAGTATTTCTTTATAGGTGTACCGAAGTATTGTTGACCAATCATCAAACATTTATGTGCTGGTGATAGTAAGTAACCTGAGTATTCAGTTGCTAAGAACCATACCAAATACTGTTGACCAAATATTAACACTAATGCAGAAGTCATACCTGCATACTTACCTGATGATCCCATAATATATGCTGCTATCATACCAACGATAGTTACAGGTATGATCATAGTTGGATCTGCTGACTTAAGATATACCATAACAGGTTCTTTTATCATACCAACTACACCACCTAGTGCTAAAACTATTGTAGATATAATTGCAAACTGTTTATTAATATACTTACCCCATCTCCAATCTTTACATAACCATGCATAGTAACAACACATAGCAGCAAACCAAGGGAAAAATAATATAGCACCTGCCTTACCTACACATAACAAGAACCATATTGTTGCTATGAAAGGTGCCCAACCTCTTAATGCACTTCTCCAGTTAAACTCTCTAACACTACCAAGAGATGGAACAACACTATAAGGATCTACTCTAGTAAAAATAAACCACCATGTATATCCAAGACATATAAGGAGAGGTATAAATGTATAACTTAACATCTCTCTATAAGTTATACCCAATGCTGCCATGGGAAGAATGATTGTCTTCTCTAATGGTGACCACCAATAGTAATGGTGTGTTGATAAGTAATCTATAATTCCATAGTTACTTCTATCTCTTTTAGTAGGTGGTGCAATAGCATCCAGTAGTGGTGCTGACAATGCAACTCTACCTGGTATAGGTAGTACTCCACCAAAAATAGAAGTAACAATAATCATCAAACGATTATCTTTTATATACTTCTTCGCTAAAGAATAAACATCATCGAGAACTCTATACTCTCTGATATATCCTCCAAGAATCATAATACCAAAGATGTAACCCATGTAGAGTTCTTTCTCTGCTATTGATTCAAGAATTTTGATCATAATAAATTAAATGATATTATAGTCCTAGGGACTTCTGATTTATTTATTGGTGCTTCGTGAAGCACAAAAGCAGGGAAGAGAAATAGATCTCCTTCTACTGCATTAGGTCTAAAGATCTGATGCACCTTATCATTAGGTGCAAAGAAAGGTCTATAGAATGTAGTTGATTGATGAACTTCTGGATTGAAATCAGCATAGAATACTGCTGACCAACCATCATACCCATGATCATGTGGGGTGTGATAACCGTTCTTATATGATGTCTGATACCATAACCTAGTAACTCTTTGAACTTTTAACTTCTTATGTAAAGGTTCCAGATATGGATGAAGCATATTGAGAAACTCAATGTGTTCATTATAATCAAAGTCATCCCAATAACTTGTGGTAATACAGTCATCAGTATTCTTAGATACTCTTTCTGGAGATTTTACTCTAAGATTAGAAAGGACAGACCCTTTACGGTCTGCCCATTCTTTTATATGAATATGATGATGTGGTATTTCAAACATTATATACTAGGGGTAAACCATATAATCAAGAAGATCAACTTCGACTCGATCTAAGATGACATTGTAATCATCCTCTGGATCTTGATATAACTGAAGACCTCGATCTTCGTAATATCTTGTTAGTTTCTGATACAGTTTAGGATATTCCACATCAAGTGAAACGTTTCCTTCTACAGCATCATGAAGTTTAGGCAGTTCAGATTTGAACTTGGAATAGAACTTTGTACTAGACATAGTTTTATTATAGACAGATAGAGTTTACTATAAAAATACAGGTTTGTCAACCGAACTCTTCTGTACGATAACGAGACAGAAACTCCTCTATTATTCTTTTTTGGTGTTTGTCGTTCATCGTACTTCAAAATCAAGTTTACGAACTCGTCGTTTACGACGGCTCTCTTGATATGCTAGATCACTATCAGTTAGAAAACTGTGATCCTTAATACTTTCATCAGGGTTGACTATAATGACTTTACTTAAGTCAATAGCCGAGATTATATCATCTGACAACACCATCCTATTAGAACATCCACAGCACTGGGTTTTGCTCGAACTAACCAATTCTTTATTACACTGAATACATCTTACTATCATCACGGTTCATCCTGTTAATACTTATTTATTAAATGTTACTGTGGATACTCAAAGTAATCTTTTCGATAATACCTACCGAGTATATTACTATTATAATATGCAGGAGTACCATCTGCAAAACTCTCTGTTAGTACACTATTTTTAAAAAGTAACTTCGTTTCTTCGTAGTTTGTCTTTCCTAGTGTAGTATGTAAACTTAATATTTCTCTTTTAAATTTATCTTTACCATACTTATTAAGATCTTCTTTTAATTCTGGACATGATCCATAATACTTTTTCCAATCAGATTCTTGTTTAGATCTTCTGGTATGTCCCTTCTTCTTTCTGAAACTCCAGAAGTACTTTCTACCAATGTATTTCTTAGATATAATTGTATTTGTAATTAAATAAACAAACCCATAGTAACCATTGATGCTATCACAATCAAAGATTTTACCATCATACCACCATGGATTATCGTACATAATAACTCTATCACTGTGATTATTTAGCTCGTACTACTCCACCTGTCTTGGTTTCAAGTAATTGAACTGCAATCTCATCACGAATTTGTTGTTTTAATTCTTCTTGAAAATCTTTATCTAACTTATCTTTTACTCCAGTAAACTCTACCCAACCAAGGACACCCCACCAGAATATTGCAGTAGCACCACCAATGATACCAAGTATAGGAACTAATTTCTTCATGTTTCTAAATCATAAGTAATAATTATTTTCTTCCACTTCATACCAGATTTCTCATCTATGCATGTGGATCTTTCTAACTCTCCACCTAGTTTACGTGTAAGAGTCATCATTTCAGAGATAATTTCATCATCACTATTGTCAGGTGTAATTACAACTTTCATTCTGTGAATGCCATACGAAGTATATAGTAGATATACCATGATACTATTACAAGTAGTATCCCTACCATAATAACAACACCCCAAACTACCATTATACTAACTCATTTGGAAGATCCCATATCCTCCCTTCCATAGTTTTGTTTCTTATTATTATTCTATTGTTCTCATAGTCAGCACAGAACTCTAGGATATCTTCATGACCCCAACACATCTCACCATAGAGTGCATTGAGTTTTGACATGTCTTGCCACAAGTCGTTTGGTACATTATCCATGTCTCTTAAAGAACTCCTT